AAGCATTGTCCCCACGTTGTAGCTGAAATCACGCGCTACCGGGACGAACTGGATGAAATGTACGCCGTCGGATACAAAAAGCACGTGCGCGATCTCCAGAAGATTCGAGATATTGCTCTGGAAAACGGAGCGTATTCCGCAGCCGTTCAAGCCGAGTACCGTCGAGGGCAGGCCCAGGGTGACATATACGTTAGCAAATCAGAGATCAGGACCGGCTCTATTGATCAAATGAGCAGAGAGGATGTGGAACGTGAACTCCAGCGAATTAGAGAATCTTTTGAACCAATCCTCGACATCACCCCCGAAGAAGTCGAAGAACCAGATGCCGAGGCAGGCGCTGAAGAACCGGGAGGCGGGTCTGTGGCGTCTGATCTCGGACGGGCTGAAGACGACGGAGCGGAAAATTGAGACCACGCGCCTCGAAAGCTGGGCCATCCCCGGAGTACCCGATGTCCTTCTATGCTCGGAAAGCGGTGTCTTTAGCTTCATCGAACTTAAAGTCACAAAGGGACGCGCTGATAAACTCAGTCTATCCCCGCATCAGTGTTCTTGGCTGTCTCGGCATTCCAGCGGGCCTTGTTTTATTGTTGTTCGCGATGGCAGCTTGGCTATCCGTGTTTTTGCTGGCTCCGATGCTGTTGACCTTCGTATGGATGGCCTTGCAGCCGTGGAGGCTCTGGCTGTTTTTGAAGAGCCGTATGACTGGGAATCGTTTTTCCGGTTGACCAGCCCCTTGCAGGATGGTATGGGATAGTTCCTACTTAACAAGGAGTCTTAATATGGATTGGCTCACGGATTGGCTACAGAACGCGATAGAGAAACTGGCTAGCTGGCTGGAGGAAAAAGAATGATTTGCCCGGACTGCCACGGCAACGGGTACTGGACAGAGATAACCCCTGTCCAGTTTGCTGTCCCGTTATGTGTGATTCACACCATCCGACAGTGCGAGACATGCAATTCACAAGGCGAAATAGAGGAGTCGAAGAATGCGAAAACTAACGAAGATTGAACAGGCGAACGCCGACGCGCTTGGTGATGCTGCTCTGTTCCATGTAACGGGAACGATCCTGAATAAGAATATACAGGATTGTAATGCCGCGTTGCGCGACCTGTTGAAGCGCGAAGGCGTGATTGATTACGCCGAACTAAACCCCGGCGATAAGGTAACGCTGGAAGGCATCTACAGCGACGGAACCGAAACCACTATTTCCGCGTACAGGGCGAAGACACGCGGCGATAAACGAATCTGGTTTAACGGTCTAAAAAACCACGCCGACGCTGGCGACGTAATGGCGCTAGTTATACGTTCCGGCAAGCTGGTGATTCAGAACGTAACGAAAGGAATCGCCGTCGCCGTTTTCGCTATTCCTGCAATCGATACCATGGTGCAAATGTCTTTATAGAATGCGTTGACTCCGCATCAAACTGGCCCGGACGAATCCGGGCCTTTTTTTGCTTTGCTTTATGGGATTTTTCCTAATATAATAGGATTCCTTATTACCTAGAAGGAGTCGGCGATGTATAAAAATTATTCCAAGTTCGTGAACCGCTACCGCACCAAATCGCGGAAGAACGGCCCGGCCCGGTTCGGGCAATACCCGAAACCGTCCGCCGCCATGACTCAACGCCTGCGCCTTGAACGCAAAAGGAATCAAAAATGATTAAGGATATTGAAACATTGCGCCGCGCCTTAAAACGCGGCGAGTATTCCGGCGTCGTATTGTACGAAGGTCCGTCGCGAATTGATGGCAAGCCGATTGTCGCGATCGCTTGCCGCATAACTGAAGCCAGCGGCAACGCCAAAACCGGAGCAATGGTGCAAACGTTTATCCTGCGCCGCGATATTGCCCCGCACGAAGCTTTAAAAACCGGCGACGATTCCAGCGTTTGCGGCGATTGCCCACTGCGCCCAATTCATAAAGGCGCGACGCGCTGCTATGTTCGAGTCTATCAAGCGCCGTTGTCTGTCTGGAATGCGTACCAGCGCCAGCGTTACGCGCAACCGGGAGTCGATTTCGACGCCTCGCTACTGCCCGAACTATTTGCCGGTTTATCGTTTCGCATAGGATCATATGGCGATCCCGCCGCTATTCCCGCCGTCGTATGGAAAACCGCAACGCGCAATGTAAAGAATCGCACGGGGTATACTCACCAATGGCGGCGACGCATCGGAGTCGGACTCAAAGGCCTTTGCATGGCGTCCGCAGACTCCGAGTCCGACGTTGCGACGGCGACGGCGAAGGGGTGGCGGACGTTCCGAGTCCGTAAACATGACGCGCCGACTCTTAAAACCGAGTCCATATGTCCCGCCAGTAAGGAAGGCGGGAACAGAACGCAATGCGACTCATGCGGACTATGTAAAGGCGCAACAATCGCCGCCCGGAATATCGTGATCGCGGACCATGGGTTGATGGATAGCCGCCGCGCCGCCGTTCCCGACGCCGCGCCATAAGAAGCTTGTGCCTATCGGATTTTTCCCGTATAACATGACTCCGGCAATAATGCCGGGAACAACTAGGAGTCAAAACTATGTCCCACGAAATTATGCAAACCGCCGACGGTACTTTCGCAATGGCCTATCGGGAAGGTGACGCCGTGCCATGGCACGCGGCGCAAACCAGCCCCCAGACGTTCGCCCCCGGCGCGACGCCGCAGGAAATTGCGGACGCCGCCCGTCTGAATTATGAGGTAGAACTTGTCCCCAATTGCCGCCCGGACGGATCGCCGATTGCGGACTCTTTCCATATCTCGCGAGTTGATGATCCTCAGCAAGTCTACGGGCGGTTCGTCGCCGGGGACTGGCAACCAGTCCAGAACGCCGCGCTGCTGGATTTAGCGGCGCACATTGAGTCGCGTTTTAATTTCCAAGTAATCACTGCCGGGGCGCTTTTCGGTGGTGCGAAGGTATTCGTTCAATTGAAAACGGACCGGGAATTTACGTTGCCGGGAAACGATAAACTTGTCTCGCATTTACTTTCGACCGTGTCCCACATTGGACTCGAATCGAATAAGTTCATCGGCTGTAATCTGCGAGTCGTTTGTGACAATACCGTCCGGGCGGCGACCAGTGAGGGGGCGGGAATCGTTTGCCATGATCACCGCGTCGAATTCGACCATGACGCCATCACCGCCGCCGTCGGACTCAATGCGGAGGCGTTCGGCGATTTCGCGGATTTTGCAGCCGCAGCCGCAGCCCGTGCATTAACGGACGCGGAGGCTCTCGCCTACTTCAAAACCGTTTACGGCGGGCGCGAGAAAATCGAAGACAATGGGCGCGTCCGTCATAGCATCGGAGTCCGCAAGGCGATGGCAGCACACAAGGGGCGGGTGTTCGTTCCCGTCGGCAAGGCGGACGCGGCGGACGCTGCGCTATATGTGGCGGATCGGCTGGATCAGATAGTGCGGGGCGTTTCGGTGGATTTACCGGCGGACGTAACGGCGGACCCGGACCCGGCGATCAATCCCGGTCACGACATGGAGTCCACGCGCGGTACATTGTGGGGCGCGTTTAATACCGTGACATGGGGGGCGGACCATCAGCCGATTAAGAACCGGGGCGCGGATTTCAATCTGGCGTCTAATCTTCTGGGCGATGGCACCGGCGGAAAATTGAAGGCCAAGGCGCAACGCGCTGCGCTGGAATTGCTAGACGCATAGCGCCAGCCGATACCTTACACCAGCCCGCCGGGAGTCGTTCCCGGCGGGTTTTCTTTTGCCCGTTTACAGTTCCGGGATTAGTCCTATAATGGGCCTTGGCAATTTTGCCGATATAGGAGTCAAACGAATGAAAACCGATCTAGATTATACGTCCGAAGCTTTAGAGAATTCCCGCGACGAACTGGCGAGTCTCCGCCACCAATTGGCGGAGGCGGAGTCGGAACTGGCGACTCTGCGCGACCAGAATTCCGCTGGCCGTGAAGAACTGACAAAACTCCGCCATGTATTGGCGGAGGCGGAGTCGTCACTGGCGACTCTGCGCGACCAGCAACCCGGCGTCCGCGATTTCGCGGATTCGCTTTCCCGTTTCGTTAATGACGTGATGGACTCGCGGTTCTCCGGCGACACGTTCGAGGACAAGGTGCGCCCCGTCGTCGAAGATATCGCGCGGGACATTTTGGAAAATGCGACCGTCGAAATCGACTCCGCATGGATCAGGGTATAAGGCGATGGAATACGAAACCATGACTCCAACATGGGAAGCCGTCGTCAGAATCCATTTAATGTGTATTGAGAACGGCGACAACGAAGACGCAAAGCAGGGAGCGCGGAAAGAAATCATTCGCCTCGCCCGCATGATCGACGCGCAGAATGAAGACGCGCAGAATGAAGACGCGCAGAATGAAGAAGACGACGACGACAACGCCCGCTGGCGGGCGGAGCGCCGTTACCAGCGGGCGGCGGAAAGGGACGAATTAGACCTATACTAGTCGCCCCCACAATCGACCAAAAAAACCCGCAAATGAGAGAGCCCTCTCATTTGACGAAAAAAAAAGGCCCGTAAATGAGAGAGCCCTCTCATTTGACGAAAAAAAAGGCCCGCCGGGATCGACTCCCGGCGGGTTTTCTTTTTTTGGGATTTCTCTTATATTCGGCGTTCGGCAATTCAGCCGACATAACAGGAGTCAAACGAATGAAGATTTACGAACACAACACGGGGCGGCTTTACAACGCCGATGGCCAGTTGATCCGGTTTTGCGAAATCGATGACCAGCGCATCGCTTTTGTCGATCTCGCCCGAGGCATAGAGGGCGTCATCGTCCACGCTGGAATGGGCGCGTATGACGGCGACGAAGGCGCGATCCGCCGCCGGATGCTGACGGCATACGACAACATGACTTACCGTATGCCGAAATTCGACGACGAAGAGCGCGGCGTTATTTCGGCGCTGAACAAGGGAGAGCCCGCACATGTGTGACAATCTTGTGAGCTATTGGGTACCGCGCGGATACGATGTTCGCGAGGTGCTGACTAAATGCGGGAACACCGACGTGCACGGTGCGGAGGCGCTTTGCGACGATTGCGCCGCCGATCCGCGAGCGGTCGCCGACCGCGAACGCCGCGCCCGGTTGACCGAAGAGGATAACGCGTGGGCGCGGTCCGCTGGCTGGGGGGAATTCTGATCTAGCCGCCCCCACAATCGACCGGAGAAGGCCCGCCAGTGTGCGGGCCTTTCTTTTGCCTGCTCCCCGTTCCCCATAGTGAATCATGC